GCTTTTGCCCTTCCCGGCCTGGTGTTCCCCGAGCTGCTTGAGTTGGGTAGAAATCTCGTCAAGCTGTTCCTGCTGCTTGGATATTTCTTCAGGGACGATCGTCTTACCGTCCTTATCCACGAGCTTATCCAGCTTGGTTGTTATCGCGTCGAACCTTGTTTCAAGAGCAGCGAGATCGGCCTTGTCCTTGATAGACTTTTTCAAGCCTTCAATAGAACTGTTAATCTCTTCCGCTATCTGTTCGACAGTTTTTTCTTCTTTTGCCATAACTATCAAATTTTTAATTGTTTATAAAAATATTTGATTAGATCGCTTTCGAGTGCTGGCGGGTCCCCTGAGGGAGTGCCTGGCGAGTCTGTGGCATCTAATAATCTCTTCAACTTGTTATATGTTTCTTCAATAACTCTGGCTTTCTCATCACTGTAATTGCCTTCGCGCATCATCAGTTCCAGATCCTTAAGGCTTTTGATATCAATTAATGGCGTTTGCTGATTAGCACCCCAGCCATAAAGGGTTGAAAACTCCATAACGAGTTTCCATTCGCTCACCTTCCGACTATATTGATCCCCGGTCCGATCTTCCTCAAATTTTATTGGTTGCACCCTTACCGAGTGCTGCAGCGTCTTGTCATGCTCTGCAAATAGTTTATAGTCCTCGAATACATCCTTACCCAGTTGCTTCTTAATGTTGAGTTGGGAGACCGCTATCGCACCGAAGTCATCTTCATAAAGTTTGATCGGGACTCCGATCAGTTTATCCCTGTCATGGTTAAGCCAGTGCTGGATCGTATTGCCATTGTTCTTGAATGTCCTTTTAAAGGATCCCGGCAGTGAGATATCACCGTCGCTGTCCTGGTTGTTAAAGCTGTTGATGTAAACCGTGACAATCCCTTTTGCTTCATCGAGGTCCTTGACCTGATGCTCAAAACTTTTAAATAATATCTTTTCCATTATGCTGCGAATAATTTATTATTTTTCTTCATTATCAACGTATTTCTTCGTATAAACTACAAAGGCAATTTATGGTATTCGCTGCGCTGCCTGCCGGATCGCCCGGATATTGTAACTCTTCACCTCCGACAATGAACGGCTCCTCCAGATCGACCTTCTGACCATCGGCATCCATGTGCTCGGGGCGTGATTCACCTGCGAAAGCACTCAGCCAGACCTTAAGCATAGGCACTCCCAGACTCTTGGTCCCTTCCAGGCTGCCCCAATTACTGGCCCTGTTCACTTCGGTCCTTACAATCCTCTCCGTCCTGTAGTATTTCATCTCATGCCACTGACTCTGTATCATATCCCGGAGCATGGTCTGTGCTTCCCCCCCTCCGATGCCCTGATCCATTATTTCAGGTATTAGCTTCTTCAGAAGCTGCTGGATGAGAGTAACACTGGTATCGCCTGCAGCGACCACCGTCTCCCCAGCGTGTAGTTTCAGATATATAAGTATCTTCTCCATTATCAAATCTTCAAAAATCTCATCATCAACCTGTTTTGTAAAACTCTTTTTCCATTGTCCCCTTTTTGCCTTGAAAAAATCCACAGTCGTTGTCATATACAATTTTATATAAGCCTCTTCGATTGCATGGTCATTCAGTGGCGGCAGTTCAATATCCCTTATATCTGATGTCTCTGCAATCTTCTTGTATAAAGGCTGGATCTGCTTATCGAAGGCCCTCATAAAAACAGGTTTAAAATTATTTCTGTAGCCTGCCTTTTTCCTGTCGATCGATCTCCATAACCTCTCCCTGCGATTCATAACCTCAGTTTTTCAAAGAACTTCACTCTTCGATTACAAGTTTTGCCTCCAGCACTTTTTTCTTTGCTGTAAACTCGGTACAGTTGCCATCAATACATAATGAGCATATCTCTTTCTGCTTATTCAAAAGCGCAATGACCTGCTCCCTGCTGAATACTGTCTTTTCCTTTTTTGCTGTCATATCAGTTAATTTTACATTGCATGTGATAACTTATTAATATTTGCATGCTTCATTTCCTTTACTTATTGCGTAACCGTTTTACCACATTTAGGACATAAAACATATCCCATCCCTGCTTCTGAAATAGATAAATAATCAAACTCGTAATCACAATTACTACATTTAACTATATGTTTTTCAACATTATCTCTCCTGAATTTCGACTTGTCATAATAATCACTTATCCCGTGCTCCAGATAAAATTTATCGCTCCGTTCTATGTCTGCATTCTCTTCAAAACCCATAGGGATCCTATTAGCGTTAGTATATCGGACTTGCATCTCCGGCAGTCCTGTTGGTTCTTCTCCGATCATTTCCAGATACATATCGCCGCTGATAATCCCGTCCTGGTATAGCTTGCTTACCCATTCGACCTTTTTGACTTTATCTTCCTGCAGACATTCAATTTCTGAATAATCAGGTTTTACAATAAAGTCTCCATAGGCTCTGACAATATTGTTAAATCCTGAACAGAATTGCGACACATCGGGTATAAGCCGATTTGTATACATGGCCTTTTCTGCCAGAAGTTGATTATTATAAGTACTTGCTGCGGTGTCGTTAAATAATTGCGATGGTGTTTGCAGGATATTGCAGAATACTCTCCGGCCATGTTCACTCATGGAGATAATATCCAGTTCCTTCATATTATCATAGCCTATCTTCGTATATGATAATTTGCCCAGGGTGAAGATGGGTACGGCCATATTGTCCACTCCCTGATATTTGGTCCGGTACCGTTCCCTGAATTTCGATTCCTGTTCTGCTGTTGTTTCGTCACCGTGTTCAGCTTCTTTGCTGAGGATCCCCGGTGGATGACCATAGCTGTACATCTTCGCCGTTATCTCATAACCTTTATTCTGGCTGTTGATGATATCATGGGCTACCTTCACCGGTGACATGCCCATAAAGTTCCGGCCCTCTTCATAGCTGAGTGTCGGAGCAAACCGTTCATGCCATACATCCTCTGCATCGATCCGGTAAGTCTCATCAATATCCAGACTATAAGTTCCTATCGGTTGGCGCCAGCCCTTTGAATAAATTGTCACGTTTTGGGTCGGCATCATTATCATACCATCATTTGTCAGCTTACCCTGGTTAATTCCTGCCGTAAAACGTGGAGCGTAAACTATGCCATTGCCGGTGATGTAATTGCTTATTGCCCAATGACGACAGAACTCCATGAAATTCTGATAGTAATTAGTCCTCTCAAATATTTTATCAATCTCTTCATTTTCAACTTCGACATATTTATCTCCCTTCCGCTGCATGAGTTTCACTTTATCCATTACCTGAGCAAACATGCCGGCCAGCTTGGTGACTATGCTGAAAAGATCGGGATTGCCCTCATAACCTTCCCTGACATAATCCTTCATCTGCGAATCTTTGCCCAGGGCCATGCCTGTTGAAAGAAATTGATACAAAGCCCGGTAGAGCTGATTCTGCTCTGTCACCTTAATCTCCATTTCGGCAAGCATGAACTTCTGCTGCTCGGCGATCTTTTTATATTTATTGAAAATTAAGCCCATACATTCGTATTTATTTTGGGTCCCATTAAATCCGTTATTGCCCAGACTAAAGCATCCACCCTGTTAGGTGACTTACCCAGACCGGGAACCCATCTTAACATTTCGTTTTCGAGTTTATGTAATCCTTTCGCATGATATACTCTGCCTTGTTCATAAAGACCGACAACTGGTTCCGCCCTTATTTCTTTACTTCTTGAGGCTGTCACTTCTTTGACTTTAATAAATTTATCGACATTCAATAGATTCGATTTAACCATGTCCCCGCCGAAATTACGCTCTACAACTATGGAATTAGCTTTAAGTATATTATATTCATTTACTGTAATTGTACCCCATTGCAGAGGTGTATAACCACCTGTTTTATCACTTAAAATATAGATATTGCTGTTATGCGCTATCCCTGCCGAAATAATACCTACCTCGTCACCATCTTTCGATCCTGAAGGGTCAACCCCGATTACTATATGTTTCAGATCTGGAATATCAGAATAATGAATCATTTCAGGTGTCCAAAGCACCCCGGATATGCCATCAACAAAATGACCATATATTTCCTGTTCTACCATACCGGGTGACATACGACATATTTCTTTTTCAAGCTCTTTTATTTCCTCTTCCGGTAGTAATGGATTATCATAACTTGAATATTCCAGGAGATTATATCCTGGTGTTTTATTTTTAGCTGCTTTGAAAATTGTATAAAACGGATGATCATCATTATTCTTATCAAATTTGCCCTTTGGCACTCCGGCAGCGACCAATAAACTTGTAGAACTATCCATTAACATCGGAAGCACCGCATTTGTATAGAGATATTTGTTCTTCAAAATAATACCCGCTTCATTCAAAAATATCACATCATAGCCGAAGCCCTCCCAGTTCTCCGGTCTGTCAGCTGAACGAAAATCAATATATCCGTTTTCAATTGTCAATTGTTTATGTTGACGCTGATAGTTGTATGTTATATTTGTCTTATTAAGTGCCGGAAGAAAATACCTGTCAAAATATCTGTCTATATTTCCGTTGATCGTATCACCCCAAAGTAATTTCTTTCCTTCGATTGCCCATTCGATAAAAGCATGAGCCGCCCCACGCGTGGCACCAAAACGCCTCCCCTTAGTGACGACCTGATACTTTGTCCCGGCAGGGATATTAAAAAACATATCTAACTGAGCCGGTGTGTAGGTTAACTCAATCTTTGTTTCTACCATCAATCACTTTTCTTATTATTGTTATTTCACCTTTTATGTCACCTTCAATCTCATGCGTATCTTTCCAGCCCATGTTTTTTAATGCAAAAATCGCCCCTGTTGGTGTAGTACCCGATAGACGCGATTCATAATACTCCTCAACTGTTAACCTTGCTCTTTTTATAATGGGGTAAAACTCTTCTCTTTTTTCTTGATAATCATAAAGAGAATGTCTATCATAAAATCCAAGATAAAGCGCTAATCCACAAATAGTTATAATTACATCACTATCTGAGCAATATTCAAAGTATTCGTTAATTTTCTTCTCTAAGTCTGCGGGTGACTTAAATACTGGCGGTCTGCCTCCATTATTCCCTAATGCGTACTTATTTCCCTTTGGAGCTGCCATTTTTATAATTTCGGACAAAAAAGTCTTTTATTATTTTATTGCTCAATTTTAAAAGATTAAAAGATATTAATGCCTTTTTGTCTTTTATTATTCTCCTCAGTTTTTATCCCTGGATATTCTTATACGGAGTTAATTATCAGAATTCATTTATCTGGTAATTCAGGCACAAGCAACGCCCGCTCCCTGTAACGGATGAATGTTTTCCAAAAAATCATCCAGGTCATAGCTACAAACTGTAAATTCACTACTCTTTTCACATTCATATTGCTTAATGTCAATCTCTGTTTTTTTCGTCCTCAATATAATCAGGACGGGAAGAACTGTGTCAAAACTCCCTTTTAGTTGCGCCGGTAAATAAAACAGAAAAAAGCGTCATATTCTTTTACCTCATTATCAATGCTTTAAGAAATAATTATAATTTCTTCTCGCAATTTGTAGTATAATCTATAATTTTGAGAATTATTCGCCAGGTGTTAAAAAGTTTTCAACCACAGAAAAAAAGCCCCCATTTCTGGAGGCGACACATTGACGAATTAATTTGCTGATTATGCTTCTACGTGCAAACGTTTTATTTACAAATTTATATCACTAATATCAATCTCTCTCATTTCAGAGTCCTCACAAAATCCCGAAAATTCACCCATTTCAGAAGGGGAAGTACGTTGTCCGATTGCATAACGATACTTAATTTTAGTGAATTTTTTTGCCTTTTTATCATAGACAAGGAAATCTATAACTCCCTCACAGATAAAAGGGATACTGATAAAAGGGAGATTTGTTTTTTTACTCTCTGCCCTTTTTAATGCCTCAGACATTATTTTTTTCGCACATTCAAGAATTTTTTCTTCAAGCTCTGTCATTGATTTGTATTTTTATCAAAGTTAAGAATTCCGTAGGTTAATAATCTTCTATAATGTCAATAACATCTGCTAATTTAACGTAATATTCATCAGCAATATATTCGCCATTAATCTTCTCTATTCTTTTACAGAGAATATTTCGCATGCGTTCTTTAATTTTATCGCCTACATTATCAAAGTCCTCTTGCTCTTCTAAAGAGTGAAAACTCCTCGTGCAAGCTCCCCGTCCACAAATTTCGCAACTCATTGGTTATTTGATTTTAATTGATTAGCATACTCTTCCAAACAGATTTTTATCAAATCCTTATACCATTGACACAAATCTTTATCATTGATTAAGCTACCTAATCCTTTGAAATTTTCATTTACCATTTCTTCTGCTGTCAAAACAGGTTTTGCTTCCTGCTCCTCAACCTGCTTTTCAAGTGCGATAATATCCTTACATAATCCACCAAAGGTGTATTCTCCTTGATATGAAGATTGTTCCCGCAGGAGTTTAATTAACTCTTTCTGCTTCTCAATCAACTTGTCTTTTGTTTCCATCGGTTATTTGGTTTTAAGTTTTAAATAATCTTTACAATATTCAAAAGGATCATTAAGAGAATCTTCTGGTTCTCGTTGATCAATATCATCTCCAGCCCATCTCCCTATGTTACAATATTCATAGTTATAAGGATCATCTCCACCTTCTGCTACTGCATACCATGATCCGGCAGAATGAAATTTTCTATGTTCACAAGTATCACATTTCATTTTATTCCTTCATTTTATTTTCAAATTCACAAATATGACAGAAAGGATTAATCTCTTTTATCTCATTACCAATAAAATAAATATTAATCGGTGTAACTTTTTTATTAATCCAAAATAACCATCTGACAAGACAGTCATCCCTTCCTAAACACAAAGATTTTACAGGATTATTGAATTTAAGTTCATAATATTTGCCTTCATGTGGATCATCAATTCTTGAAATAGATTCAAATTCTCCCCTAATTTCAGCCAAATATTTATCAACATTTTTTATCTTTGATAGATTAATTGTTGCTTTCTCTATACATTCATTTAGATAATTCTCATCATAAACAGGTTTTGATTCCTGCTCCTCATCGTCCATATCATCATTAAAAGTGATTTCGGCTGATCTGTCCTCAATAGGTTTTTTCTCCTCAATCTGCTTTTCAAGTGCGGCAATCTCTGATTCAAGCCGTTTTCTTTTACTTTCCCATAAATCTGCTCTTATATCACCACTCGAAATCATAAACCTTTGTTGATGTTTTATAAATTCTTTCAGTTTTTCAATCAACTTGTCTTTTGTTTCCATCGGTTATTTATTATGTTTCTCTATTTCTAATTTCAACCATTTTGCACTCCAGATTAATCCATCATAAAAAGTATAACTGAAATTTGTTTGATTAATGAATTTTGCCCATTTTTCTATTTCCTTATCCGTTGGCATAATCTCTTTCAAACTTAATTGAGCATAGTCTTCCAAAGGACAAAAATCCGGAAATCGGTCTATTGTACAAAATCTACCCCATGCTTTACAATTTCCACACGTTCCATTATTAGTTCTTTGTCCACATGATACTGGAGAATGAATTATTTTTCTTTTTTCTTCTGCTTTCATTGGTTCTCCCCCGTTTCTTCCTAATCTTCACGATTTTGTTTGTCATGAAGAGCCTGCTGAATTTCTCTTGTGGTTAATTCTCTTGCAGTCATGCAAACTGCACGTTCACCGTCCGAGAAACAACTCCCGAATTTTCTTTTTGCTTCTTCAGGTGAATCAGCTTCAATAAATGACGGGCCGTAAGTGGCCGTCATACTTCCATAAGTAACTTTGTAAATTGCCATAACTTCATTTATTTCTTAACGGTTATTGTAATTGATATATCTGTTGGTTCATAACAATGGCCGGAGAATTTACACCTACCGTTTTTCCCATTGCGGGGTCTATATTGCGAACATTGTTTTCCACAACCCAGACCAACTTCACCTGTTTCTTGATTAATGGTACACCAAAAAAAAGTTTCTCCGATAACTCGCTTTGCCTCAAACAATTTCAATGTATCAGGACCGTTTTCTTTCATGTCCTCAATAATATCTTTTTTGAGATAGCATCTTTCGTCATCATCTTCTCTGAAATAAAACTTCATGATCTTAATTTTCTAATTTGATTATAAATCCCCGCTCTTTTTATTGCCTGAATGCACTCCCTTGAATTTCGCATAAAAAGCCCTCTCTAAAACTTGCAGCTTCTCATAATTCTTACATGAATAAGTGCTTATCTCATCAAACTTCTTCTTGATTTCCTTTCTCAGCAATCCATCATTACCATTAAAGTTCTCAACTACGAACTTCAGGTATTTATAATCTTTCTCATAGTCCCTTCTGTACTGCCTGTCACCAATCTTGTAACAGATATAAATTACAATAAAGCTCAGTAGAGCAGCAATAAGCAAAATAGCAATAGGAAGCCAAATGGCGTGTGTGAATTTAAGTAGTGTCATCTATTCCGTTTTTTATAGTGTTCACGCATCGTGTCTGCATTGTCGTCTGTTGTCATTGATTATTTTGTAAATATTTTATTGCTATTTTCATTATTTCATTATCCATTGCATATCTGCAATTTTCACAAAGCATATTGGCATAACCGGCTACAATAACTTTTTCTGTTCTGTCTCCATACGGATCTTTTTGAGTATCCTTTCCACAATGTCCGCAAATAGACAATGAAATATATTTATTTTCTTGTTTTGTCATCGGTTCCTTTTGTTATAGTGTTCACGCATTGTGTCTGCATTGTCGTATTTCGTTTCATTTGATTCCTGCTCCTTAATAGATTGAAGAGTGCTAAATTCATTACATAGTTTTTTGTAATTTTCATGAGTTAAAATGATTTTACCTGAATAATAATTTAACCTATAAGGAACAATCATTTCAGAATATTTATCCCATAATTCCTCCATCGTGTCTAAACTTTTGTCTTTTGTCATTGGTTTTTGATTTTACATGTGTGTATTAAAATATTCTGAACTACTCATTTTATGTCCATGAATATATGGCCACATTGTTTTAACAGCCTTTTTAATTAAATCTCTGTCTTTATCTGTAATTCCTGTTGATATTCCCAAACCTACTCCATTATGAAATCGAATAGACATATTTATTAAAATTTCAACCGCTTCTTTTCGACTCATAAATTGTTCGTCTTTCATCATTACCGTTTTTTATAGTGTTCACGAATCGTATCATTTGGTTTTTACGTTTTAAGCTTAATATCCAACCAATATTTATAAACTTCATCAATAGTCTTAAACCAAAATTCAATATATTTACCATCTTGTACCCCGAACCAAAGAATACAATGAAATTGTTTTTTCCTCGGTAAATAAGTAGTAAATTCATCCTTCCATTTAACAAATTCCTTCTCATAGTAATTATCTTCGACATAAGCAACTATCTCTTTTGCAGTCTCTTTACTATCATGTGAGTAATTTTTATTTCTTAATATTATCTCAAGTATTTTTTCTTCCATGATTCCCATTATTTATAAAATTTATCAAATATTATTTCGATTCCTGCTCCTTAATCTGCTTTTCAAGTGCAGCAATATCTTTTTTAAGTCTGCTAACCTCTTGATTATCCCCCTTATCATCAAAATAAACAATACCATCTTTAATTACCAAATCACGCTCCAGCCAATCTTCAAATATTTTAAGCAATTCTTTTTGCTTTCCAATCAACTCTTTTTCTTGTTTTGTCATCTATTTCTTTTTTTATAATGTTCACGCATCGTGTCGGCATTGTCGTAAACTCTGCAATCCCTGACTTTATCATCCTTCCGGTCAGGTTTGAAATTCTGCGCATGGTAGCTCTGATAAGCACATCCGCTACAAATTAGCAGTAAAAAGAGAAATAATAATAGTTTTTTCATTGGTTATTTGATTTTAAGTTTGAATTTGTGAAATAGGTAAATCATGTTCTTTGTAAATCTGCAAAGCTCTTTCCATTTCTTTTTCTGATAAGAATTTTCTTATTTCCCAC